AAAGTCTTCATTCTTTAACTTAACGTCTTTATTTTTTAAATACTTAGTTAAATCAATATTCATTTTTCTTTACCTCTTCTTTCTAAAAAAAGTAAAGTGCATAATGTGTCGCGACATTATTTTAAGTAGTGCCTTTTTTGAGGGTGTGCCACTTACTAACCCATAACTAAGCGAGTTCTCGAATACTCGAGTTAATTCTACGTACTTGTTGATTGATTTTATCTACCTCCTCATAATTTCCTAGGTTTTCAAAAATAGACCTATCATTTTTCAATTTTGTACGTTCTAGTTGCAATGATTGTATCTTTTGTTTATTTTGATACTTTTGTTCCCACTCATCGCTATTATATTTATTATCCTGGAGTTGATGTTCTCCCCAGTAAATAAGCCATTGATGTTTACAGTTAGGGTGTCCTACTCCTCCGTCTACCGCAAGGTCTTTAGGGGGATATTTCGTGGACTTCCCACTACTACTGTATACTTTCCCTTGCCATTCGGAACATAAAGGACAAGCATAAGGGTGTGCGGGTAAATACAATAAATCTCTTTCCAATAATTCACTATCGTATAGAGTTCTATTCCAACCTGCACGATTCATATTAACATTGTAAAGCATTGAGTTATAACTTGCGATATTGTGGTAACTTCTAACGCTACCGTCCTTGTTAAAGTAAGGTATTATTGCTTGTATGCTATCGTACTTGTCTACAATTTTACTAAGATAAGCCTCCTTGTTAACATATTCTTTACTAACTGTCTTTAACCTACCTTTGTAGTAATTATCAATAGTCTTTTTATATATTTTCTCAACTTCTATAAATCTATCTTCGCTTACTAACTCGTAAAACTGTGTGTACTCTGCGTTAGGGTTTATTATCTTTCTACCGTCTAAGTCTCTCACTTTAATTAGTTCCTCGAGTTCTTCGATTTTCTTTTTCATATAACTATGGTCTACGTTGTCCCACAGTTTAGAACTCTCTCTCTCAAACTCTTCTAGGCTTTTACCATTGTTTAAATAATCGAAAAATAACGACTTAGTATTGAATATCAATCTATAATATTGATTACTCGCATATAATACACTATCTTCTATAAATAAACTAAATGGGTCTTTCATACTACACCTCTCCGAACTTAACTGTTATGTCGTCGCTCTCTTTCAAGTATTCTCCGACAATGTCGTCTATGTCCTTTTGATTCTTATTAACAAAGTCCTCGTCAATAAGTTTCTTTAAGATTGGTACAATGATTTTAGCCTTAATACTGTAAGGAACTTTACCTACACTTTGAATCCTGTTAAGGACTTGTAGTTTTTTCATATCGTCAAACTTTTCATTAACGCCATAGTCCCAAGATAACTCGGTAGGTAACGCATTAACTACTATATTTTGTGATTTTTGAGCCTTGACAATGTTTTCTATTAACTTATTGATTTGTGGCTCTATCTGTGTCTTAATAGCCTCTACCGTCATATCACTAGCATTCTTACTAAGATTGACATTATCGGTATTCATATAAGCGTCTTTCTCATACCCAAACGACGCGGGGCTAAGACCTGCCAGTTGTATACATTGATAATCGTAAAACTTAAATGTAGATATGTAGTTGTCTGTTCTTATATCGCCTTGTAGGAACTCGAAGAGTTGATGTTCTTTGTCTCCTGGTAGCAATGTAAAGAAGTCTTGCAACTTACCTACTGTTAAAGTATTTACTTTATAATGTGAATCTCCTGGCACCCAGTTACTAACTATATCTCCACTTTGGTAGTGTTGAGTTGTAACAATTCTAGTACGAGTTTTCTCGATTTCGTCCGCCATAGTATTAACGATTTTCATTTCTTCTACTAAGAATTGCTTACTATCTGCGAAAAACTCTTGTCCTAAGTCAATATTGATTATGACTTCATAAGGTAATACATAATAGCCTAGGTATTCGCTACCTGTTCTATGATTAAATACCTCAATAGGTATACTAGACATTTTACCTGTTTGTTTAGACTTCTCAAACGCTTTAAATGTGATATATGAGTTACCGTTTTCGATTTCGATATGTCTTTCTAAGACATAATCCATATCGTGGCTACCGTCTATTTCTTGTACTACCGTACCTCTGATAAACTTATCGAACTTTTGAACTAAACCGTGTATGTCGGTTATCCTTAAGCATTCTAGGTATATCTTGTCGTCAAACTTATGTATATATACAAAACTTTCACTCTGATATATTCCTAGTTCTAACGCCTCTTTTAACGTAGGCATAAGCCAGTTAATATTAAGTCCCTCGGTTTGTGTAACTAAATCACTACCGAATATCTGATTAACGATATAAGTAGCAATCTTTTTACCACTAGGAGCGATACAATATTCGCTACCAGGTTTAATATTAGGCTTACCATTGGTCGACCCATTTACTCTAACGGTAGCGTCAACTCTGATGTAGGGTGCCTGTAATACGTCGAAAGCGGGTTTGATTCTAGCATTCTTTATCATACAGTTAAATCACTCCCCTCAAAGTTGATTGTTTCTATATGGACCTCTTTCTTGTCGTTGTCTGTGAGTTTGTATTTGTAATACATAACAATTATTTGTACTTTTTTATTAGTACCGAATAAATGCTTTTTGCCCCTGGTCTTTACTACGTAAAAATGTTCCATTGGCTTAAAGTCGTCGTCTACATATCTTTTGTCGATTACTTGACCTTGATAGTATAAATACAACTTCCATTTATCCGACTTTGTTATCTTAGTGATAATAGAATCAGTAAACTTACTAATACCCTCAACAAGACCTTTTAATAGTTCCATATTCCACCTCCTGTCTTTGGTGTGTCTAACAAAAAAAGCATACAATCCAGTCGTATTGACTAGACTATATGCTTTCCCGTGTTTGCGACACACTTATTGCACTTTTCAACTATTATCTTAATAATAGCATAATTTTAATAATATGTAAATACCTATTATTTTTTATAACTTTTAACGTGTACGTAATGAGTAGGGTATAATTCGTATACCTCTATCATTTTACACTTTTGGCAAGGTATCTCTACGATTAGTGGTGTAGTGATGTCTATACCCATTTTCTGTAAGTTTTTATGATATAACTCTATATCAATGTTAAATAAGAATCGCTTAGTAGCCTTACATCTAATTTCCATAAACACACTCCTTTTTATACCACAGGACAACGTCCTGTATCTTTCCACTCGTCAATTAGATACCTACTGGCGTCTATACTGTGGTCGTTTTCTTTTTTGTAACAGTTGATTCCCTCTCTAACACTTTTGATAGAATCGTACTGATAACTTTCGTATTCGAGTAGACTTTCGTCTTTTCCACTTAGTACAGGCTCCCCATTATCTCTAAACATACTTATACTTGGCATTTCTAAAATGTAAAAGTATTCTTTCTGTATTAGTGATTGTAAATGTTGTACGCCAGTATCAACACTCCCAGGACCTTTTTTAGAGGTCGAGTGAGGTATATTATCCACAGTAAGTCTATTGTCAAAATGACTAGCCTCGCTATCTATTACATTCGTTGTAATAGGTACGTGTGGATAACATTTTTTTAAATATACCATAAACAAACGCATTTGTTTACTGTAAAACTCGGTAGTTGGCGTATCGCCATTGATTTTAGGGTCGTGATAAAAGCATTGTAGCCTTACAAGTACCCATTTTTTAGTATTAGAATTATAACATAATGCAATAGGTACGAATGTAGTAGGATTTACACTACCGTAGTCATTACCTAAACCTATCTCACGGATAACAAACCCGTCCAGGTTATGCAATATATTTATATTACTAAATACTTTACCCTCGGCAACACACCACCGATTATATATCTTTTGTTCTCTTAATGAGCCAGGGGGAAACATATTAACAACCTTTTGTATAGCCTCTTTAGTATTTAAGACAGGATTATCATACGGGAAAAACGTATAATGTTTAGCGTATGGCTTTTTGTCTAAATAGTCCTTTTTGTAGTCATGATTTTCGCTACCCTCTACGTTAAAACTATGTATAGTCTTTAAAAAAGGGTGGTTAGCGAAAGATACTTGTCTACCAGGTAACTCGTTAAAGGGTTGTTGTAGTTGTTTTTGAGTATAGATTCGAGCCGATTCGTCCACCCATTCTAAGATAAGTGGCTTACCAAGTATTTTATTGAATGCTAGTACATTGTTAAAGCCAAAAAAGTAAATCTTTAAGTTGTAGAGTTTAAGAAACTTCTCGTCTCCACTACCCCACTTTAGGTCGTAGTCGCCTACTCCCTTTACTTTCTTTACTAAACCCATTGCTAATAGGTCTTGCTCTATCACGTCGGCTATATTACCCTTTAGAGTATCAATAGACCACCCAACAATAGCACCATTATATTGCTTATGTGGGTCGTATTCGTATAGAGCCTGTGCGTATAGTATAATACCTAAGCATATATCAAACGTCTTACCACTTTGTGTAGACCCTAAGACAAAGATTTCGTTTACGTCTTTGGCTACAATGTCATTTAATAAATTACTTTGTTTCTTCGATAACGTTACTTGTAGTTGACTTATCGTCGGCAATTTCCGTTAACTCCTTATCAATCTTCTTACTTTTGGTAAGATTTTTCTTTTGACAATCGTTAGAGGATAAATCTTCTAAGACTAACTCGTTTTTTTCGATTTTAAGTTTTTCCTCTTTAGATACGATACGGTTGTTACTTCCAACGATACGATATCTATTTCCTGCTAACTTTTGAAACTCTAATTTACTCATAATTTCCACCTCCTAACATTAAGATTATTTGATTGTAGATAAGTCGAATGTTTCGCCACTATCTGCGTACATTCCTCTACCGTTACTTAAAACTTTAAATAAACGCCCGTTATACATACCGTGTTTATTTTCGTCTTTCTTAGTAGGCACTTGTACGAATCCGCGAGGAATAACCTCGTCGTCTTTTTCTACAATGATTGGCGATACAGGTTTGTTGTCTAGCGTAACTACTGGGATAGATGTATTATCCTCGTCGTTATTCACAGGTGGTAACTCTGTATCACTTGCTTTTAACATTTCGATAAGGTCTACTTTTTTAATATTATTAGTAAATTGTAGTCCTTTTTCTGTTGCTAACGATTTTAAATCATTATAAGGCATAGTATCATAGTTAATAGGCTCGATTTCCTCGTCTGATTCCTCTACGTCTTCTAATTCGTCCTTATCGTCCTCGTCTGATTCCTCATTTTCGTTGGAATCGTCTGTCTCTGATTCGGTATTTTCGTCGCTAGATTCTTCTACGTTTTCGTCGGCTTGTTCCATTTTTTCGACAAGGTCTTTAGATTCTTCTAATTCATTGTCTACAACTGGTGCCTCGATTTCGTTTTCTAGTACTTTATCGTCCATTTTTTCCACCACCTTTCTTTTTATATTTGTGCTAATAAGCACTATGCAAGGTACAAGTTCGATTACCGTTTACACGCATAATACAGTAAATGACGTCGTCTATACTATACATTACTATTCCTTTTGGTCCTACGGGAGGGAATAACAGTAAACACCCTAGCGTAGTCGCCTAGATTTTCGCTTTTCTAAGGTAATAGATAAATCTATATTAGTGTTTTATCACTCATACCCTCTATTGTCATACCCTGCATACTACCTATTAACTGGTAGTATTGATTACTCTTTATTTTCTGATACTTGACTTGTCTTTTCTTTAATTTCTACTCCTAGGCATTTTAATTGCTCTTTAATATCTTTACTAGGAATATCCTCTTTATTTTCTAGCCTATTTTTCAAAAAGTTTACTAATACATCATACTTAATACTTTTGTCGTATACTTCGTTTTCTCGATACATAATATACCTCCTATGATTCTCTATTTTCATAAAGGACACTCTCTAAGTCGCTATGGTCCACTATTTCTAAGGCTATTTTAGGTGTAACCTTAGGACCATTGTCTTTCTTATCTTTTTTATCCTCAAACAACTTATAACGTTTTGCTAGTAGTTCTCCTGCCTTGATTCTATCCTTAACGCTAGTCTCAAAACCCAACTGGTCTTTAACTTCTCCTCGCAACGTATCAGTAAGGAACTCTAGTATCTCGTCTGCGTCGGCTATCTTCTTTTTCTCGGCATTAGCGAGTCTTTCTTCTATATATTTTTGTATGTTAGGTTGTGCTAGAAGTTTGCAACCCTCTGTCCTAGCCGTATTATACTTACACTTGTAAATACCTAGGTAACTTTGTGTAGCATTTAACGTCTTGATGTACTCTTCGCAAAATAATACTTGTTTGTGATTAAGTTCCTTTAATTCATTTTCAATATTAGACGGTGTCTTTGTCTTTTTCATACGCAACACCTCTACTGTTTGATTCTCTTATAGCCATAAGGTACTTAACGACCTGGTCCATACGATTAAACTTTTTATCTACACAATAATACTTCTCTATCATATCTCCAGTCTCTTCGTCTAGTACTTCCCTCTTATTCCATTTCTTGAGGTGGTATTCACTAGTAATAGAATCGAACTTTTTACTATATCTAGTTATTACTTCGTAATTCATTTCGATACCCATTTTGTTAATAACTAATAATAGCATTTTAACCTTTTTATCAAACATAGCGTCCACCTCCTCTTAAATGGCAAAAAGGTAAGATGTATGTTATCTTACCGTTTCGTTTTATTCTTCTCCCTCACGTAATATCGCACGGGCTAGTTTAAAGTCTGATTCTTTACGATAGTATAACTGCATTTCTTGTAATTTATTGATTACGTCTGCGGGTACTCCTGCAATACGATTAACTTGTGCCACTATATCGTCGAAATATCCTCTTAGAATCTTGAAACTCTCTAAAGAATCCCTATTCTTGATTTCTAATTCTGAATATTTCGCTAGTGATTGTTGTATTGTAGGTTCATCTACTGCGATTGATAGTCCAACCTCTGCTAGGTCGTCTATATCGTCCTCTAGCCTATCGTAGTACTCTCCTAGTATTTCGTGATTACCAAACCAGTTAGCACCAATTAAATGTCTATGTAAAGTCTGTACGTTGTGATAGTACACTTTAAGCATACATAATAGATTTTGATATTCTACCATTTTAACACCTCTTTTTCCTTTATTCTTCAATTAACTTAGCAATTTTCATAAGATTATCGTTATAATCTTTTACATAACTAATAGCCTCGTCCATTTTGTTATATGATTTTGCTAATTTTAAACCATTACGAACAACCCATATTTTAGATACTTCTACTTCTGTCTCTATAATAGTACCTTTGTCCTTTTCGTTCTTAGTTACTTCGAATTTATCTTTTTTACGTAGAATAGTTGCTTTTTCATATTCTAGGGATTTGTCTACTTCTCCTTGAAATATTGCTATCTTTAATTGTGGCTCTTCTAATTCTAAAAATTCACAACTTAAAAATAATTGAGATAAAGGTAGCATTATTAGATTACCTTTCTCGTCGATATATCTACATATATCTTTAGAGTTTAAAAACTCTATCTTTTCATTGAACTTTACTAAATCTTTTTCCATAATTCTAAATCCTCCTATTTTAATTTATTTTCTTTTATGGCTCCACGTAATATCGTGTCAATTTCTTTATTGGATAGGAATATTTGCGGTATCTCGTGTATACGTTTCATTTCTCGCCAATATTTCCGCTCCTCTTTATTCTTTATCTTACTTATTTTGATAGTACGAGACTTGATTATATCGAATAATGGCTCTGTCTTAGGTATTGAGGATAATTTCTTTTTAAACTCGAATAATCCTAAGTCGAGAAACTCGTCATAACTGATATTATCGTATCTAGCACAATAAAAGCCGTAAGCCTGGTCTAGGTCCTCTTGATATGCAAAACAAAATATTGTCTTATTATATCGTTGGAGTGTTTCCTGGTACCTGTTCTTGATTGCCGATACTGGGAGATTGCGACTGTGGGTCGTCTTTACCTATAATTACCGAAGTAAACTTCTTAGTAAATAACGTTATCTTGTTAAGAGTTCCATTATCACTAGCGTTAACATCTACTCCTAAATCTTGTAATAATAATGCTACTGATGTGTGAAAGCACTCCTCAATAACCTCATTCAAGATTAAAGCACTAGCAATATTGATGTAATTAGTTTCAAACTCTTTGTAGTTGGTCTCGTCATAAGTGATAGACCCGTCGTCTGCTACCTTTTTAACAACTAAATCGTTTTTAGTCATTCCTTGAGCCGTTAACTCTTGATACATCTTAAGTCTTCCTGTTGCTTGGATTCCTTGCAACTTCTTACTCATACCAATAGTACGCTTAAATGGTAATACCTTTCTGACACCGTCCTTAGACGTGTATCTTAGTTCGTAATTGTCTGTACTGATAAATGTAAATTCATAATCCATATTTACTACCTCCATTCTTTCTTAATTCGTAAATATCTTTTTGTAAAAAATAGCAACCGATATCAAACAATAATAATATTGTTGTTAAACCGATTGCTACTATCACACCTATTATTTTATCCATATCACACCGCCTACTTTCACTTTACTACCTTAATATACCATAAACATTCATAAATGTAAATACTACCAAACTCACTATAACAAACTCGTATTATTTACGTTTTTTATAGTAAAAGGTTTATATGAAAGAATGAGTTTCCTCAAAAAGAATAAAAAGGGGTGTTATTTGGAGTATAGTTTTTCCGATTTAACAACTTATTCCTTGATTCCGACCATTTCGTCGCACCTTACACAAAATATCTCGCCTTTTTCATTAGTGAAAAACAAACTATATCTCTTACACTTAGGACATTTACCTTTTGGCTTTTTACCATAAGTCTTATGTATATTTTTTAATTTCTGTTTTTCTTCCTGGCGTTGCATTTTTCTTTCTAGACTTCCCATTACCTGTATACCTCCTCTAACTCGAATCCTATGTATAGATTATGTTTTCTAGTCATAGGATTTTTTTCTATGCTATTATGTATTATTTTAGAAGATAATAAGATTTTAGGGTCGCATTTTATCGTCTTACCTAAATTATGATAAAACGCTTGATAATCGTTAATAATACAATTAGCGTCTTGTAAGTCCGTTTTTAACTTTTCGTACTCTTTTAATGATATATTAACTCTATCCTTAGTATTATTATCTATTTCGTTTTGTCTTTCTTCTATATCATTTTTACGAGACATTTCGTAAGATATACGGCTAGTATCTGTATTATTATTGACAATATATGTATCTCTTAATATTCCCATATTTACTTACCTCTAAACTTTCCACAAGCCTTAGTAGACTTATTTAAAAATGTCTTTTTATATTTACAAAAGTATCTAGGTATACTATTGCTATTGTTTTTATCTTTTACTAATAAAACACAGTCTTTACACTTAGTTACATACTCTTTTTTAATACCTTTATCAAGTCCTTTAGCCATAATACTGGCTAGGTCTCTTTGACCCATTGTAGTATTATAATATTTTTCTTTATCAAACTTTAGGCTATCTATAAACTCTTTGCCATATTTGATATGTTCTTTTTCTATTAGATAATCACTACACTTTTTGATATATACGGGTTGTTTTAATATTTGCTCTTGAAATAAAGGATTATCTATTATTTTATGACATTTCACACAACCTAGACACCCGTTTTCTTTGCTACCCCTACCGCCTTTGGCTCTTGATAGGAATATGTGCATAATCTGTAAGGCTCCTTTGCTATGACATACAACACACTCGTTGTTATCACGCTTTTTAATATATTTCCTGGTGTCTTTATCAAACTCGCACCATTGAGACCTTTTAGACATTGTTTTCCTCCCTTTTATTCTCTATATGGACGTGCATATATTCATATTTACTATTTTCGCCCATATTTTCGAGTAAGAATCTATCGCACTTTTCTTTTGACAAGTGATTAAGCATTGCGTCTTTTTCATAACAATACATTCCCAGCACTTCTTTTGCTTGGATTCTCTCCTCTATGTTTTCCTCGGTATAGTTTGCCTCTATGAAATAATAATCATAATTTTTAGCACTTATACCCTCAACACTATTTGTATCAGTCATATAGATTGTTTTATATCCGTTAATAAATACCCTATATCCGCATTGTTCTACGTTATGATATAAAAGTATAGGCTCTATCTTTAAATCGCCTCCGTAGGCATATTTATTACCAATTTCGTATAAATCTATGTTCTTTTTAGATACACCACACGCTATAAGGTCGTCTACTAACCACTTACAACAACCGAATCTTAATGTCAGTCTTTCTATGGCTAAGCGTCTTATAGTTGTTTTGTTGAAATGGTCTGAATGGATATGAGTAAGTAGTACATACCTTATTTTTTTGTATACTTCTTTTAGTTTGGTAAAACTTACTCCACAGTCTATAAGTATAATATCTTCCAGGACTAAGGCATTACCCTTAGACCCTGTGGATATTATATTATAACGTATTGATGTCAACTTCTCCTGTTTCCTCATTAACTTCATACACCGCCTCTGTATTCTCTTTTTGTTCTATGATTACTTTATCGCTACCGTGTACTTTTGGCTCGATATTGTCTTTCATTTCGTCTGCGTCATACATTCCGCCTAACTCTTCTACGAAAGCCTCTCTTAACGCTCTTACTTTGGCTACTTTTTCCACCATTGTAGCGGGTTTATTAGCCCAATTACTATTAAGACTACCGTCCCTTTTAGTTTGTGCTACCTCTGATAAGTTAACACTTGTATAACTAGGGTGTTGTCTATCTTTAACATAAACTTTAGCCCAACCACCTACTAGGTCGTACCCTTTTGGTACATAAGTTCCTTGGCGTTCTATTTCTTCGCCTGTATCTTCATTATAACATATAACTCCGCTCTCCATACCGTCATATTTTGGATTGTTTACGGCACGTTTTAAAATAGCGTCTTTACCTACTACTAATTGTGCGGGAGCCGTTCCATACTTAATTAAATAAGCCTCATTTAAGAATGGATTTAACTTACGTACTTTACATAATTCTGTAAAAAACTTAAACTCTACGGGAGTAAGTTCCGCGTTATCTCCTACGATATATTTTTGCACGATACTAGGAGTAAGTACAATCTCGTTATCGTCGATTTTGTATTTAACTGCTACCTCCATACCTGGAGTTGGCTTTTTTTGTTCTTGTTTAGATTCGTTCATATTTAACACCTGCTTTCTCTAAGTACTCTTTAACACCTTTTAACTCTTCTAGTGTACCTACAACTTTAAAACTCATATTGTATAGTTTAACCTCTTCTTGTGGTGTTTCTACAACTGGTGCCGTTACTGGAGTTGCTACCGCCTCCACTTTCTCTACTACTTTTGCTTGTTCTTCTTGTCGTACTTTTAATTCCTCAAGACGTTTCTTTTCGTCCTCTTCTTTTTGGAATCTGTCTGTAATAGTAGTAATAGCGTTAGAAACGTTTAAACTTCTTTTATATTCTACTAGAATCTCTACCTTATGCTCTTGAGTATCTATTAACGCTAAGTCGTCTTTGACTTTGTCTATAAAGGCTTTTGCCTGTTCTTTTAAAGACTTCATACTAGCACTTAGTGTAACATTTATATTAGCCATATTGTAATATAAATCAGTACATATCCATTCTAGGTCTTGACTAACTGCATACTCTGTATAATATTCTGATACTTCCTCGGCTTTGATTCTTTTTTGTTCTGCCTCTACCTCGTCTATTTTATCTTTTAACTCGCTATCGGCTTTCTTAAACTTTTCACTTACATAGGTCTTGTAAATATCTTCAAACTCTTGATATGGCTTTAACACTTTATCTTTAACCATTTTTCTTTGGTCTTCTAATACTTTAAAGTCCTTGTTAAGGTCTGCCCTTACAGTTTTGACCTCTTTTACTGTATCGTCATTAACCACCAACGATAAGGCGTTTGCAACTTTTTCGTCTATCACTACGGATAAACCTTTTAACTGTTCCTCGATAATAGGTAGTTGCTTAACTACTATTAAGGCTTTTTCTTTTTCGTCTTTCATATTTCCTCCTTATAACAAAAAATAGACTTAATGAAATAGGTAATTTTTTCGCTTATTGTGTGATAAGGCTTACCTACTTCATTAAATCTACTTTCCTTATCACACACTCTAATTATAACACTAAGATACTAATATGGCAAGTCCTCGTCGTGTTCTTCTAACCAGTTATAGTCTTTTAATTCTTCGAATAACTGTTTTTGTTCTTCCGACATTTCTCTAGGAGTATCTCTAGTTTTTAAATCATTATCTTTAATATCTTGCATTGTCTTATAATTGCAAGTATTCCAGTTTGTTAATATACCATTGACATAAGTAAACGTTTTTTTGTTACTCATAACGGCTATTTTTATAGCATATTTAATAATATCTATAATTTCGTCTTTTTCAAACGACAACGACAACCAATTTTGTATAGTTTCATATTCAATAGGTGCTAACAGTCTTCCGAAGTTTTGCTCGACATACTCTATTATGTTGTTGTCTTTGTTTATAACTATATCTTTATCTTTAGTTATATCTTTATCTCTATCTTTAATATTAGAGCAATCTGTCTGACATTTGTCCTCACTTTTTGGGACATTTGTCTCATTTTCTTGGGACATTTGTCCGACTTCTGTCTGACATTTGTCTGTCAATAGTCTTAACTTCTCATTTTCTATCTGATTCCTATACACTCTCTTACGGTCTGCCTCGTCGCTAGACTTACCTATGTAATTTTGTATATCTAACATAAATATTGCTCCACTCTCTAAAATATCAATAAGGTTTAACTCTTTAAATACTTTTATAGCCTTATCTAATATGTCTATATTGTGATTCAATATAGTAGATAACATCTTACTATTATATGGTATTTTATCTTTGTATACTAATTTACCATTGTTTTTAAGACTTAATAGATACATTTTCATTAAGATATTAGAATATAAATAGCCATTATCCATACTTTCTAATAGTTTCATATCTTCACTATCGAAAAAGTTTTCTTTAATTTTCAAGTAATAATACTTTGTTTTATCTGCCATTATTTCTCTCCTATCTTAATTGGTATCAACTCGATATGACCGTCGTCATATAGTTCTACATAAAACTCTTTAGATTCGACCTGGTCTGTAATAACCTTGGGTAGTACGATTCTCCTTTTGTCGTCAATCTTTTTCATAAATCGTACAATTAGATTTTTCTTTCCCATAACACACCTCCTCCTAGTATTGATTATACCACTTAGACCCACTAAGTCAATAGGTAAATATTATTATTTACAATCTACCTGTAAATAATATTTTGATACGTTCTTTTATTCCTACTTTTCTACCAAAGTCATAAGGTGTTTTTGCTATTGTAGGTATTTTAATAGTATTTAATTCCTCTATTATTACTTTTACATCTCTTAGTGTATAAGAATAATTTATATCTTTATAGAGATTACCATAAGTACTATCTATAATCTCTCTTTTAATGTTAAAAGCAACGGTATTGTTACTTAATATTTGGTCTTTATTTTCTACTATAAAACGTGCTACTAGTCTTGTTAAAGTCTCATTTTCCATAAACTCTATTTCGCTACTATCCGCTCCAGGTCTTACCCTAAAACTTTGTCCTATCATTGAATATCGCCTCTTTCCTTTAAGTATTTTGCTAGGCTAGAGTCCGTATCTGATAAGGCTCTTAAACATTGCATATAATTATTATAGAGTACTTTATTACGATTACTTAAATCTCTATATTTCATTATTAGGACGAATATAATATATCCCATAATAGCCACTACGTAAATCAAGTTATCAGTTGTCATATTGATTCCCCCATTCTTTATCGTATTGATTTTCTAGCACCTTTATTTGTAGTTTCAATGAGTTAATATTTTCTAAATTGGCTCTATATAGTGCCTCTTTGCTTAATTCCTCAAACTTTGCCGTTGCTACCTCTTCTTTACCTCTAGCAATGTCATAGGCGATTGTAACAGGCATACCGTCTGTTTTAAGACGTAACAACTCTTTAGCAAGTAACATACGGTATTGTTGATATGCGGTAGCGTATTCTCTTCCTGTGGTAGATAATTCTTTTACTGATTGATTAAGTGATATACATAATTCGTTAATTTGATTATATAAGTCCATTTTCTCTTACCTCCGAAGTTCTTTTTTTCTTCATTAGTTTATTACACCATTCTTTAAAAGCACTTGTAAAAAGTATTGCTCTAGTTTTGTCTCCCCAACCTACGAATCCTATAAAACCGTCGTCATTGAATGTAATACCCTCTCTATCTGTAAAATAATCTCCTCTAACTCTAATACTAGCAAACACTAATTTACCGTTTTTAAATATTACATTTTTATTTTTACCTTTTATGATAGGTTGCTCTATCATAATCAAAAAACTATCTGATTTGGCTATATCTCTATTTAATATTTTAATAAGGTCGTACAAGTCGTTCATATCAATAACATTATAACTAAGATTACACATTTTAAAATACTCTCTAGCGTCTTCTCTATGGTCCATATCAACGCCCTCCTATCATTTTTAATAATTCGCCTAACTTTTCGATTGTCTTATCTTTATTCAATTTGTAATAGTCGCTATAATTCCACGTTGCTTTGATAAGATTATTTATGATTTTTAGTTCTTGTTTTCTACTTCTATATATCTTGAATCTATTTATCAACATTTTCACTCTGTTTCCTCCTATCTTTTATATATTTTCTTATATCTTCATATTTTGTATTTTTTAATATTTCTAAAGATTTGATAAGATATTCCTCGTCAAACCAACCAAAATGTGTTTCTCTAAATCTTAATCCTAGTTTATTTGCTAAATAACCGTAACAATCTTGTCTTTTAAATCCTGCTTTTTTCCAAAAATAATCAAAGTTACTATGACATTCCATTTTTAATTTTTTTAATTCTTTTGTTGCAAGTCTACCTAAAGGTTTTCTTTTTTTGGTATCGTGTACTCCTACACTTGCTCCACACTCTCTACATAGATAACAATAACCGTTACCGTATTGTTTACCTCCGTATATTTCGGAATTACTAGTATAGACTACATCATTACCACAATAAATACACTTTGTTGGTGGTTCTCGAAAGTCGAACTTACATAAATCCCACACAGAATCATTGTAACTTTTATCCATTCTTACCACCTCTTAAACCCATTAGACTAGCATTATCAATACCCATATTTATTTTTATTTGTTCCTCTATCTTTTCTTTTGTTATCATTTCAGGAGTTAATAAAATAGGTTGTAATATTTCATTTGTTGCTTGGATTCCAATAGGTTCGATATTATCTTCATATAGATAAGCACATAAAGTCTTATTTTTACACGTACCTTTTTTACTGCATTCTTGACATTTTGGATTTGTCATAGACCCTGTTTTTATCATTTGTCAACCCCCTTTAAATAGTCTTTCATTGCTTTAAATAATGTATTAACTTCCACCTTTTCAAAATATGCTATATCTATAACCATTTTAGTAGGCATATTTTCAATGTTTCGCTTACCCCTGGCATAACGATACAAAGTATCTTTAGACACCCCTATTGCCTTTTGTATTTCGTATATCGTGTGTTTTTGTTCCTTGTATAATTTTAAATTACTCATAGTATTCATATTCCCCCTCGTAGTCGCTTACATTGATGTAATACACTTCCCATAGTGCCTCATTTTGGAATCTTAACTCTGCATTATCACTAAATAATTGACTATTAAGTTCCGATAGACTTCTATTGTCTGTCTCTATCTCTACTAATTGTCTTTTTAATTGATTGTTTTCTACTAATAACAGTATACTACCTATAACAATCATTGCTACTCCTATTATAACTAATATTAGTGCTATCTTTTTTAACTTTTGTTTTCTTTTTCTTTTTTTATTTGTATTTAACATTGCATACGCTCCATATCTCATAGCGTCTATACAATGGTCTTTATTTCTATCCATATTATCACTCCTTATCTGTTGGATATTCATTATTAACTACTAAATTATGTAATTTTTCTAAATCAACTACACCACTAGAATACATATCCTCAATGGCTCTTAATTTCTTAATATCGTTGTCATAACCGCTTACAACGAATCTTATATTTTGGGCTATTTTTTCTCTTTCGTAAGAGTTTAACTTTTTGTTAGTCATTATAGACATATCACAATTATAATAATAACTACCGTCCTCAAAGGGATTACGACTATCTTTAACTCTTAACCAGTCTATCCAATAGTTTATATCATTGTTATTAACTATTATTTTTTTCATTATTTCCCTCCCTCTATATTTTCTATTTCTTTTAATAAAACATCAAAGTTGTTGATACAATAATCTATAAGTACTTTAACAATACTTTTTTTATCTTCGCTATAATACTCTTTTTGTTTTATATAAAAGTGAATATAATAATAGCCGTTTGAAAACTCTATAATATTTTTGTCTTTTCTCATAAATGTATATCCTAAGTCGTAGAAAGACGCTACTATATCTACTTGCATTTTATCTAAATTATTTGTTATCATTTTGACCCTCCAGTCTTCTTTTTATATATTCTTTCATACTATATCCCCGTCCTCTAAACAACCAGGACAAGCATATCCTACACCCCCGTTAACCATTCCCTCGGTGTCTGTTAGTTCTTCCTCGAAGAAATACTCTCCGCAACAATCACACTCTTTAGCCTCTAAATATCCCTCACTTTGACAGTTAGGACATACAGTATAATGTCTTATGAAACTACCTCCCTCAAACGCACCACCAGGCGTACAATCTTCACTTTCATTTAATGGCTCTTCGAACACTGATTCGCACTCTACACATTTATACACTATTTTCCCTCCTTTATAATTTCTTTTAGCGTCTTTACTTGTTTTCTAAGTCTCTGATTTTCTTTTCTTAACCTTTCGCATTCTAAAGGCTCTCCTAGTTTCCTCATAAATTCTTGGAATATATCCTCTTTGATTACTGATTCTAAGGTTGCTACTTTATTCTCTAATACGTTTATTTTAATTTGTTTTTTTGTAATACTTGGAAATTTTCTAAGATGTTCAAAACTCTTTTTAATTTTATTTTTCATTTTTACACCTCCTCCCACAATAGCGTTAAAACACTTATAGGACCAAAGAATAACCAAACCCATACCAATATAGTAATATGCTCGTAAAAGTGGCTAGATTGGGCTAATTGACCCCATTTTCCTACGTTTAAGTATAAGATTATACTTACAACCAAAACTATGATAGTTATTAGTAACTTGATTGCTCCGATTTTAACCGATTTTTTTATTCTTCTTTTTTTCATTTTAATTATTCCTTTCTATTATTCTATTTTGTAAATCAATTAACTGTAACTCGATTGTTTTTAGTGTCTTGATACTGTCTTCGTAATTTTCAATAGTTACGAAGTCTAATTGTGCTAATACATAATCGCTACTAATATTCTTTTTCGCCTCGTTTAGTCTTACCTCTCTTTTTTCTCGTTGTTCTTTAATTACTCGGATAATTTCTTTTGTTTCCATATTCTTTCTCCTCCTTACACTACCTATTATACTCCTATTGGAGACTATGTCAACCCCTAAAATGTAATTTCTTTAAAAAAATGTAAACTTTTTTATAAAACAACATAAGATGTATTAGAAAGGAATTGATAAACAATGAAAAATATCGAAAAAAAGTATAAGGAGTTATTTATAAGTTTTGATAAAGGATATATGACCGAAGACGAAATATATCTATATATCTACTTGGGAGAGGGACTTATAGATAAAAAAGAGTTTGATTACTGGACCAATAAATTAAACCAGGAGAAAAAAAAGACACTAGTAAATTATCCTAGCATATTCCGTAGATTCAATAGAAAATATAAAGCCATAATAGACCACTATAAAAAAGGTCTATGTACTTCCCAGGAGATGTTGGACGCTATCGAATTAATAGAAAAGTTCGACTTATTTAATTTGTCAATAAAAAAGAGACTATTTTAAGTCTCTTTTAATATTATTTAATTATTTTTAACACTTGTCCTGGGTGGATAAGATTAGGATTAGCAATACCATTGTCTTTCGCTATTTTTTGATAAGTAGTTCCATATCTACTAGCAATACCGCTTAAAGTGTCGCCACTTTTAACCGTATAGGTAACTGTACTAGAGTTGTTTATACCCATTAATTTATTGACTAGTCCTTGTACTACATCGTAACTAAATCCTTGAGCTTCCAAGCGTTGTTTACGTTCGGGGTAATTACCCCAACCACCTGTACCATTAACTATCTCTTGAGCGACTTCTTGAGCCGTCTTTCCTGGTATTACTGGATTTGTAGGAGTAGTAGGAGTTCCTCCACTTCCTTTAGCGAATCCGTTAAAACCAGCATTTTTAATTATATTAGGATAGTCTTTATAAGCCTCATTAGTATCTAAATTACCGTTATAGCCGTTAATTCTTCCAGTTGATGAAGATTGCCACATTCCGTAAGTTGTCGCATATGTTGGCTTAGAGCCATAACGTGCTACCCACTTATCATAATCTCCTAGTTGGCTAATATTCATTTTGTCTTTGAATCCGCTAATATCACTAGCGTATATACCTACATAATATCCTTTAGCCTCTAAAGTTTCACAGAATCCCTTAATTGCTTGAGTAACTCCGTCTTTTTTTCCAGTTTGCCAACGTGATTCTTCTACATCTATGTAGATAGGATATTCGAAAGTCTTTCCTTTAAGACAATTATTATACATATAATTAGCCTCATTAACTCCTTTTTGGTAATTATCTGCACAACTATACCAATAAGCACCTACTCCTAAACCTCTTGCTTTTGCTTGAGAGTAAAAAGTCTCGAACTGATTATCTTTGTTATAAGATACACCTGTTCCCCAACCTGTAAATCCTGCTCTTAAAATTAAGAACTTATACCCCGCATTTACAACGGCGTCTAGGTTGATTCCTGCTTGATATGTTGAAATATCTAAACCTTTTATCATAATAATTCCTCCTTATTTATTACTTGGATTTTCATAATTTAAAGCATTTGTACTATCTGTTACTCCTGTTGTCGTTGGGTCATTGATAGCGTTCCACAAAGAAATGGCAACTAGTCCTACAACATAAGGATTAAGTATTGCGTCTAGGAGCATATTACCTAGTTTTCCCCAACTCGTTAAGTCTTCCACATTTAAACCGAAGTAAGCAACTATCGGTAATAATATAGCCATAATAATTTGTGCTATAAAAACGGGATTCTTAAATCTAATTTTCCAGTTTATTTTTGTCATGATAATTCCTCCTTAATTTTGACAAGTTTGTCTAAATATGTTTTATATCCTCACGCTTACACTTGTCCTGGTGTAAGCCCGCAATAAATACATTTATATGGTACTACAGTTTTATTCCAAACGTGTGGAGGACAACTAGCACCCGCTTTAGCGGTACCCTCTTCAACTTCTATAGAATCTGTTTCATTTTCGATAATTTCTAAATGAGTCTTTTTTTCTTTTTCTTCTAAGTTTGCGTCCTCAACTTTTTTGATTTCCTCTGTCATTATTAACACCTCCTTACTCTTTATCTTCTTTTAACTCAAGAATAATTTTCTCATATTCCTTAATTAAATCTTTTTTGACTTGTTATGGTTTTAGACTGTTCGTCTAATTGAGATTGAATTTTTGCAAGTTGACTATTCAAGTCATTATTATTACTAGCACTAGAGCCTAACATAATTATTAATATAACACCTGCTAGACCAACTACCGCCCAACCTATAAGACTTTTAACTCCATGGTCCATAAAACCTCTCCTCCTTGCTTTTTCTTCCTTTAATTCTGCTAATTCTCTTTTTTCTAAAGTTGTCATTACATTATTTGTAATACGAGTATCTAAGTTTTTTAGTGCTTTTTCTACACCTTTACTCACCCCGTCCTCTATTCTTGTATCAATCTTAGATAATGTATCATTATGATTATAAACAAGTTTAGATAGTACCTCTAAATCTTTTCTGAGGTCGGTTACATCTTTAGCCATATTATCTACTGTTTTTTTTAATTTGCAATCACTATCTAACTTACACATAAATAACCTCCTATAAGACTGGTGTCTTGTATCCTAACTTGTTTTATTGGTTGTAGGTAATTGTGTTAAATTTCCTACACCGTCCGAGTTAGTATTTACTACTTCTTTAATTTCGTTCATATCATCTGTTTCGAATTGTTTTTCCATTATGCTATTCTTTCCCAAATGTTTACTACTTTAAATTTACCAGTAACTTTAATTTTTGTTGGATTATCTTGTCCAACCGTTAATTGTGGTCCAGTGGCATTTGTAGTACTAGTTTTAAGCCAATATCTTGAAGTACCAGCTTGATTGTCGTACCCACCAGTAATTGGGTCATTGTTACCTTCATTGGGTTTTAATGGCAGTTTTGGTATATTGTTAGCAGTTAAAGAAATTTCATTTGAACCATTGACGCTTCCTAAAACGTTGAAAAGTGGGTCGCTAGGGTCGTAACCATATAGAGTCATTCCTTTTAATAATTCCCAAGTTCCACCATATATTAAATTCGGGTCAAAATCTGTTCTTGAATTTTTGATAATCGTCCCAACTGGAAAAATTAAATTATTTATAGCATATTTTATCTCGTTTAAATCAGTATATGTTACCTTATTTTTATTTGGTATGTTTGAATTTATGTTTAAAGCCTCTTTGTTTTCATATTGTATAATATTTAATTCCATTTTTATTCCTCCTTATAAAATTTCTACAGTTTGCTGTATGTTGTATAATTTTCCACTTTCTAAATTGATATTATCTATAACTTGATATGTAGTATTTTCGTCTACACTTATTATATCAATTCTATTGATTGATACGCCTGTATTTACTATAATTTTAAACTCATAAATAGATAAATTATCTGCATTACTTATTTCGCTATCTAGTAATTGACGTATATAAGTAGTATTATCGCTCTGATATACCTTTATTTTTGTTGCCTGGCAATCTGTGTAGTCTATATTTTCACTAACACTCTCGTTAAGTCTAATCGCTCCAGGTTGATTGATTATTTCATTTTGAGGATTGTTACTATTTTTCATTGTTAAAGTATTGTACCAATTTATTAATAACGCCTCGTATATATTAGTAGTTATATTTACATTACTAGCATTTAAAACCTTATTTGTCTCTCCTAGTAGATTCTCATAAGTAATAGATACATCATTAAGAAAATTATTAGGTATTTCGACGGTCGCTTGTGTCATATTATTATTTACAATTTTATTATATAGATTTCTAGCAAAAATTACAACCCCGCTATTATCTAATATAGTAGCACTATTAGGGACCATAGCGTTAATATTGGTATAAGGTAAACCATTATAATTCAACTGATTAAATATCTGTTTTATTTTAATCACATAAGTAGGTAAAATAACTCCAAACTCCCATAAATTATAAGTATTACTTTTATAGATATTATAGTTATTTGCAGATTGTTGGTCGAAGTCTTTTATATCGAATTCATAAACATTATCATTAAATATTTGGTCTAAGTATAATGTATTATCATAATACTCCACAGTTTGAAAGTTCTCAGTTCTATAATATACATAATGTCTAAAGAAATAAAATTGACCGTTAATAGTAAGTAAATCTATGTCGTCATAACTTGCGGTATAGTTTCCTGTTCCTGGTAGTGTTGTTCCTGGATAATTCTCATTTGCATAACGAATAACATAACTACCGTCATTCATATTGAATTGTATAATATACTTAGTTTGAGATTGTGTAGATAAAGTTGTAGTAGTATCTACTAAAGCATAGTTACCCATAACCTCCAAGCCTAACATCTGTCCTACGTTTTTACAGGTAAGTGGAAGAGCAATAGTTCTCTCTTCTATTGTTGTCCTCACATCATTAACAACGGATTCTTTTAGAACTGCAAACTCCGTAGTATTACCTCTAGCGTCCATTGTAATATCATAATCCACAAACATTCTAAATCCTAGCGTGTCGTTGTTCCAATTAGGAGTACCTCTCATAAATCCGTACCAGTTTATATTACGACTACCAGTATAAGGATAGAAGTTCCATTCGTTTTCTGTCCCTACATTATTAACAAACTCTAAAGCACCTCCGAAGTCTGTACCACCAGTATTATTGTAAGAATAAATTAAAAAGTATTTACCTGCATTGGGATTTTTAGTTATTTGTGAAATATTAAGATTATAGCCATTATATTGTGGAATATTAAAAGAATTAAGTAGCTTTACTTCGAAATTTGTAAGTGTAAAGTCATTAATCATAGTTATACGTCTATTAACTATATTCCCGTTACTATCGAATACAATTTCTACACCTATGATATTTCCTGTTCCATTGTCTTCGCTATTTACCCTAAACAAGTTACCTAGTGGAGTTCCACTACTATAAGTATCAACATAATGTAGTGGTGTATAATTTCTATCCATAACAACTATTAGAGACTTTTTCCACTTACCATAATTAGGGTCGCTTATATTATTGTTATAATCACTTATCCAAGCAATAATATAATCTCCACGACTAATTAATTGATTAATAGACCATATAGTAGATAGACCAGGATAATACTGTCTTATAAATGTATCTAAATCGTTTTCGACTTCTATTATTTGATTTATTTGTGGTACATTACTACCAGTTTCTATGTCTAATTGACCCGTAAGGTATTTAAGTACATTATTTTTAAATTCTTGCGTCATATTATCCCTCCTATTTTGTTAACGGACTATTAAGGGTACTATCTAGGATATTATCTCCTATGATTGGCTCCTCTGTTATATTTAAGTTTTTAAATATAATCATAGCCGAACTTTCTATATCTATATTTCTAGTAATAAATTCTCCACTTGATATATTACCAGTAGTCTTACTACGTTGATTATCAAAATAATTGATAGCCGATTCACTATTGAAATTACTTGATAATTCATAAGTATAAAAGACGTTTTCTACACTTGCTATTATCTGTATAGATTTCTTTTTTACCATATAATCTTGTTTCAACTCATCAATAGGAGCGTCAAAGTAAACTATTTGTCCTACTTCCCATAGATTAACTTGAGATACTACATTAAGTTTAATCTCTGCGGTACCTTTATATTTAATATATGATTGTCCTACTTTACGTAATTCGTCGCTAGATAATACGTCGTTACGGTCTTCATAACGTGCAATAACACCTTTTCTTCCTAATTGATTTGTGATTCTATTAACCTCATCATAGTTATATACAATTTGCCTACCTTGTACTAACGGTGTATACGATACGATTATTTGAGTACCACCCTCAACAATGTTATTACTTTCATTTTGTTGAATCTGATTAGTTCCAGGAGTATAGTAAAAGTCTGCTTGTATGCCAATTTCTTTGTCGCTATTAGTAGCAAAACTTAAATTTTCTCCATTAATTACAATACTTTTCATTACTCCAATAGAGTTTATTGTTGAAAAGGTCCTATCGAAACCATTAGCGATTAATGTTTCGTCATAGTCAATGTCTGCGTACACTTCTTTTGATAACATAACTTGTTTATTACGATAATCTCTTGTGCCATAACTAAATGATAAACCACTTATAACATTAGTCTCAAACCATTCGTCTGTATAGTCTATATTTATACCTCTAGGCATAAGACTAGGGTCGTAGAAGTCTACTGCTATAGTATTGACGTCTATTGTCCTTGTAGACCACCTAGATTGTGATATATCGGATAAGTATTGAAACACATCATAAGCCGTTTTATTAAGCGTGGAATAGGCTCCTATGATGTCATTTCCATTTAATATATTTATATTACCTAAAACAACTCCATAATCACTTATTGCATTAACCACCATTTCTATTGCCTCATTTATTGTTTTATTACTGATAACAAAGTCTAAAGTTTCTCCCTCTGATAGAAAGGTTTTAAAATTAAGTATTTGTAAAGCACAATATTTGGGGTCTTGAGGTCTTAAACTTATGTTACCACTATTTTTAACACACCCTGCGAATATTAAAGCATTATCCTTTAATATTTTACATAACGAGTAGTCCTTAGGATAGTAGAATCTACTAACATAGTCGTGGTCCTCTTCCCAAGTCTTTGGATAACAATTATTTAAAATAGTAGACGAGGTGGCTAGCATTTCCTCGACTATTGTAAAGTCTTTATTACTAACCACTTCCTCATCATTTATATACATTTGAATCATAATTTATCACACTCCCGCTCCATAGTTGTAGTCATTTTTAGCCCCACCGCTAAACGTTTTAATATCGTCTACCATTTGTCCTAGTGGGTCTTGATTCATATTATTGTTAACTACCACATTTACATTAGGACTTAAATTAGTACTAGCACTTCCGTATAAACTCGGAGATAAATCAAACATACTGTCAAAAGTTCCTTGTACGTCATCTTCCATATCTTCCATACCGACAACTAGACCCTCCATATTCATACGACCAACCCAAGCAAACTCAGTACTTGGACTATGAATACCAAACAATCCTTTAACGGCTTTCATTATGCTAGTACCCATACCCTTAATTTTTCCTATTACCCAACCTATGGTGTCGTTAATTCCGTTCCATAATCCTTTAATAAGGTCTCCACCAATTTTAGTGAAATTACCTAGACTCGATTTAATACCATTGATTAAACCTTGCCATATTTTTGGAGTTATTGAGATAAGACTTGGTATGGCTTTTATTAGCCCTTTTGCCAGTCCAACAAGTAGCGTAGGACCTAACAATATAAGTTGAGGCAACGCTCCCATTAAACCGTTGATAAGGCTCTCTATTATTTGAGGCAACATATCAATTATGACAGGTATCGCGTTTACTAAACCATTGGCTAGACCTATGATTAGTTGGATTCCTGCATTTATGAAAAGTGGGAGGTTATTAAGCAATATAGGTATAAGGCTTAATATCGCTTGAATTATTACAGGTATCAAAGTGGGTAGCATTGTAGCGAGTGAATTAACTATCTGTATAAGTCCCGTAATTAGTGCTTGTAGTATTGTTGGTAACATTTGTCCTAACATAGTTACAAGTGTTGGTATCGCGTTTATAAGTCCCGTAATTAAACTCATTGCTCCTTGTAGTACAACTGGTAGCAACCTTTCGATAATACCAGGTATTTGAGGTATTATAGCATTTACTAAATCAACAATACCATTAACAATGCTAGGAGCCATTTTACCGATTGAATCAATAAGTATTTTACCGAATCTAACAACTGCGTTGGTTACATCTTCAATATTTCCACTACCACTCATAAAGTTTGCAAAAGCACCTTTTAACGTTTGTAATGACCCTGCGAAAGTTTCATTTTCTTTAGCGTAGTTACCCTCGGCATAAGCGGTCTTTTCTAGGAACATCTCCATTGCTAGACCTATTTTTTGAGCCTGGTCCATTTCATTATAAGTAGTTTTAATGCCTTTGCTTAATGCGTAAGCCTCTATAGATGTCGCATTCATTGCAACACCCAGGTTATCCATCATTGTAAAGTTACCTTTCGCCGCTCCCGCTATAGATTCCATAGCACTATCTATATCAATACCCATAATAGACGCAACGTCTGACGCTCTTTGCATAGCCTTAGTAGATAAATCCATAGACTGCTCTATACTGATTCCGCTACCTTGCATTAAGGCACCCATTTTATTGGCGGTGGCTAAAAACTCACTTTGTGATAATCCCATAGTTTCGAACGCCTTAGACCCTACTGTTTGGACTGTTTCGGCAAACTCTTTAAATACTGCCTCACTACCTCCTAGGTTTTGCTCTAACTCTCCCGCCATTTGTACGGACTTACCAATTAAACCTATTAAAGCGGTTCCCACTACTGCGGTACCAGTAACAAACGCTTGACCTATTCCTTTGGCTACATTACTCATTTTACTACCTAAGGTACTGGTCTTTTTATCTAAATCGCTATCGTCTCCCTTAAAGTCGAAAATGACTTCTCCACCTTTCATAATTCCACCTCCTATCTTTTAAAATTATAATAAAAATGGGGTAAGGGCGTTATCCCCTACCCCTAAGTCTTTAGGCACCTGTTACAACTGTACCTTTTCCATTGATAACTAGTTCAAGAGAATATTCTCCCTCGTCCTCGGCATTTCCTCCAAGGTCGCTAAACTTCATTACGACTGGAACTTGATACTTTTTGTAAGTTAACACATTTTCTTGTACTGATTCTAACAACTCGAATTGTACTAAGATATTGTTAAATTGTGCTACTGTTCCGTTTTCGATTAAATCGTGAATATTGCCTAGTGTTTGTACTATGGCTTGGTTATTCATATCAATTTTAACGGTACAGTCAATAGATAACTTAGCACCAGTAATTAAACTTCTTTTAATTGCGTCGCAAAATACATAGAAGTCTTTTTCTTCAAGGTCGGTTGTAAGACCAACTTCACTAGTAGTACACATAGCCGTAAAGGTAGGTGTTGTACTAGTTCCTGTGTTAATAGATAATCCTTTAATGACTTCTCTATTGTTAACAAACCAATTCATATTATTTCCTCCTATTCGTTTGTTGTAACCTCTTGAGAGGCTACTTTATTTACGATACATTGTAGTATCGTATTATATCCAACCCTCCTTATATCCATATACTCTATGGCTTGAGGATTGGTATATTGTTTAAATATTACTTGCCATTTTTCGGCGTATGTTTTACCGTCTTCGGTATAAGTAACATCTATAAGTACACTTTTACCGATAAGACTACCGATAAATAGTGAAAGATTTTTGTTTTCTTGAATAGATAAACCGTAAATATCTAGCATATAATAATTGAATAAAGGAGTACAATCTCCATAAAATACAACCTTTTGACCTGTACTTTCTTGTACGGTTATAACTCTTTTATCATTGTCATTAGTAGAATACTCGGCTTTCACTTTCCACGCATTATCTGAAAAGTCATTTACTAACCCTTGAAGATAATCAATTAAAACTATTTGTTTTCTTTCTATATCTTTTTGTGTCATTTTAACTTATTCCTTTCAATAGCGGAAGATAAAATACTTTTACCTTGTTTTTTCCATACTTCCTCGTACCATTTTCCAAACGTTCCACCTGTGGACCAGTTTGTACCGCTACCCATAGCCCATACAAACTTAGCATAATCAGTATATGACCCTATATAATAGTTTCCGTCTCCACCTTTTACACCACCGCTTGTAGACGATTGTCGTAATTTACCTGCGTTTTTATTCGTAGATAAAGGGATATGAGTAAATGATACGTCTACTGTTTCCCTGGCAACTTCATACATTATCTTATTAGATACTTGCTCTACTTGTTGTTTTTTTCCAGGATACCACTTTACCGAAGTAGCAACACTTGTATTCATATTATTTTACCGCTAGTATTTTATTTTCTACGCGATTGAATAGCCAGTTATCTTGGACCTCTAATATTGTATGAACTTGCTCGTCGAAAGTAGGTTCATTTTCATTTTGGTAATTACCAATAAATATTATTTGGTCGCCTTGTCTAACATCAACGAATCGAGGTACTTGGTAATAACCTGTTGCCTCGGGTACAGTATATATACCGAATCTAATACCTTGGGCTATATCGTAGGGACAACATTTAATAGTTATCTCGTTATAGTCTTGGTCGTCGAATACGGCGTTATTTTCTGTACGATTATATTGTCTTAAGATTGCTTTTTGTCCTCTCACTAGAAACATAATCTAGTTACCGAAAGGCAAAGATAGTGCCATATTATCACTCATACGGCTACCACGGTACAATAGACCTGCATTTGCTAACATTCTCAACGCTAACGTTGAATAATCAGTATTAAGGTCTGCGTCCATACTACCTGCTCTTATCCTATCTTTAGTATCAATAAACGGTATATCTGTTTCTAACATAAATCTTAATTGTTCCATAGAGGCTCTTTTAACGGGTAAAGGGACGCTAATATCATTCCAACTAGCGTCCCTATATCGTAAGCTCACTTGCGAGAATATCATCTCACAAACTGCCTCTATTTGCCATGTTGGTATAGTTACAGTTGCGAACTCTGAGTATTTACTCTTAAATTCGCTTTCTGTGAAAAATTGCATATTCCCACCTCATTTCAATTCGGCTATAACGATTGTATCTGTATAAGCATTAGAGTAGTTACCGTTAGCGTCAACACCAAAGATTGAAACTGGGTAAGACCCTGCAACTGTTGGAGTTCCTGTTACTTTTCCGCTAGTTTCGTTTAGCGATAATCCAGTAGGTAAACCAATAGCCACAAACTTAGCAACGTTAGTACCACTAAATGGTGTTGTTTGAGTATAATCCGTACTTACAGTACCTGCGTCGAAACTTCCTGCGTCTACTGTTGCAATAGTAGTTACTAACTTAATAATAGCCTCACTTCTTACAACTTCGGCACCGAATAAAATGTTACCCTCTAATACGTAGTATCCTGGTAAACCTGGGTAGTTACCTAAGTATTGTGCCATACTTGAGAAGAACATATCTCCTACTGCTCCAATTTCGTTAGCGAAGTAACCTACACAGTTAGTAGATTCTCCTGTTCTTGTTTTTAAAGCGTTAGAATTAATTTGGAATGCACTTACTCCGTAAGCCTCTCCTACTTGTCCTTGGTCTACACCCTCGATACCTGCTCTAGTTTCAAACTTTAAGATTGATGTTAAAGCCGTAACGTAATTAGCATACGTAATAGCGTCTAAACCTAGTAAATAATCTCCGTATACTTTTCTATTGAATAGTAAAGCCTTAAGAGTATTGATTAGGTTAATAGTAGCCTCTCCGTCTGCTGGGTCCCACACGTAAGTTTGACCGTCTGTGTAAGCCATAGACCCGTCTGTTGGACCTGTGATAGCCTCGTTAAATTTTCCATAACCGAAACGGTCGATTTCGAAAGCGATTTGACTATCTTTTAAATTGATTTGCCCCTCAAGAGCATTCTCAATATTAGACCCTATCATTAGTGGACTGATTCTAAATGAGTAGTCCATTGGTAATTGAGTAAGGTCTACTTTTACGCTATCGTAAGTAGCAAGTGTAGAAGTAATAGCGTTGTTGATTTCTGCCCCTTGACGTACGTTAAGAGGAGTATCAGTTTGTTTGATTACTTCTATCATTGGAGTTCCTGTGTTTCTTGCAACTTCCATAAAACTACGGTTTAAGAAGTTCATAAAACTTGATTGATACAATAGGTTTTCGTATGTTCTACGCATTACACCTTGTAAATCTAAATTGATTCCAGTAAAATTCATATAATATCATTCCTTCCTTTTTATTATTTTTGTACTGGAGGTACATTTAAGTCGCGGATTGAAGTTTTACGAGTAATTTTAATATCGTGTCCCTCTTTTCCACTTGTACCCTTATTCTGCATACCACCCTCATTAGGAGCGGGAGTATAAGGAGTACCATTGTTAGAACTTTTAGAATCTGCAAAATAAGTGTTTTTAAACTTTTCTGCGATACTATCTACGGCTTTTTGGTCGTCCTTTTCGTCGGCATATAAACTATTACGTAGTTTAACTACCTCGTCGAATTGGTCTTCTTTGAATCCTTTTCTAACAAGTTTACTTTCTAACGATACTCTAGCCATTTTGCTATTGGTATCGCTTAAAGTCTTAACAGTAGTGTTATAGTTACCCTCTAGGGCGGTATAATCACTTTGTAATTTTTCAAAGTCTGCTTTACTTATCATATCAGTAGGAGGCTTAATATCCTCGTTTCTAGTATAACCATTGTAAAGGTCCTTTGACATTGCGTCTAAGTCAAAGTCTTCATTCTTTAACTTAACGTCTTTATTTTTTAAATACTTAGTTAAATCA